ACGTTCTGGATCATCTGGTGCATCTGCTCCATCTCCTGGCCCATCGCCTGCATCTGCTGCTGTGCAGCCTGCAACTCAGGATTGTCTTCGCCATCAGACATAAGTTTGGGATCAATAGTCTTGGCAAAGCGTTTAGCCATCTCTTGGGCGCCCGGCCAGTCCATGTTCTTGACAAACAGATCACCGGCCACCTGCCACAGTTGAGGGTTGCCTTGTAGCAACTGGGCCATTGCCTCTAAAGCCTCTTGACGCTTGGTAGCGTAGCCTGGGCCAGTGGTCGCCACGACATCGTACTTGCCAACGCCCGGATTGTAGATTTTCTCAAGCACAACACCCTGCTGATCCACAATCTTGTTGACTGGTTCAGCTTGGTCAGGATTGATCTTGACCATTTTTGTCTCGCCATCTTCACCAATGATCCGGGCAATACGCTGGGTATCGTAAATCTTGGGAATCAGGTCCACAAGTTGGCGGGCAATGTGACGGACGCCACGGGCCAAGTTGTCGCCGTAATGGTATGTGCCGACATCGCCCTCGCGCTGACGCGCAAGAATGGCTTTCCCTGAGCGTTCGTTGCTTCCCATGCCTAGGGAAGCGTTGTACTGACCTGTTGTGGACTTGATGTCCTCAGAAGCACCCGCCTTGGCCTGTAGCAGCCCGCTGGAGGCCATTGGAGGCTGGGCACGCTGGGGTAGTGGCAGAACAGCACCCTGGCCGTCTGTAACGTCCGGATTGACCTCCAGATACGGCCAGTTGGTCGTGTTGGCGGTTTTCCACTGGTTTTCGTAACCTTCAAACTGACCACCATAGCCAATAAATGGCGCTTTTGGTGCCAGGGCCAACATTTCGGCTTCTTGCGAAACCCAATAGTTGTACATGCGCTGGGCATCTTTGGCGTTACGAACTAGGCCAGAAACGTACAGACGGCCATCGACTTCAAACTCATTGCCAACAATCCGAATCACTGGAATCCACTTACCAGCCCATTCGTTTTCGGACAGTATTTCGTATCCGTTGATCTTGCAATACTTGACCTTTGGACGGTCAGACTCACGCGACTTCAGCGGCTTGCCGTAAAACGCCTTGAGTTGCTTGTCTTCTGGTGTGCCCACGAATGCTGTGGCATTGCCGGGATACAGGTTCAGTGTGGCGCGGTCATAGTCAACGTAGTAGTAATCAGCAATGCGAATCGTGTCCTCATTGAGCCAATTAGAGATAGACTGGTCACCAACACCCAAAGACTGGAGAGTCGTGATAGGCGCTGCGTTAGGGTACAAACGGGCATATTCAGCCTTTGTCAGGTCTTCTGTAACAAAACAATACTTCGCATCTGCACCCGTAGGGTCTTGGATCGTGGGGTCCATGTAGACGGAGAAGCTGTTACGTACTCGGCCAATCTTGATGTCTTGGTCAAACGTGTTGTCGTCGCAATACTCAGTCAGCAGACGTATGTAGCCTTCACCGTAGGATACCTGGTTCTCGCAAGCGGTGTCATAGGCCACATCAGCGTCAGAGATGTACTCGATGTGCCGGATCATGCCGTTAAAAATGTCAGCAATCTCAACGTCAGCCTTGTCGTCTACCGGGATAACCTTAGCACCAGGACGGTTCTGCCGCTGGTCGTTGGTCACCTGGCGCACATGCTGTGGCAGCTTGTTGATGGTCAAACAGGGCCGGGCGTTGATAGTCTGGCCCTGCACAGCACCACGAGTCGCCAAGACATCTGAGGGCCACTGCCAGTGGTTGTCAGGGGAGCCAGCGTAGAACTTTAGGTCGTCAATCTCGTCTTCACGGGACTCAGACAATGCCGACATAGCCAAGTCCAGCCGGGCACGGGCGGTAGCCAGCACATCAGCGTTGCTCTTGTCTTTGGATGAACCGCCAACAGCAACGGCTGCGGCGGCTACGATGCCTGTTACGTCAGCCATGTTATTTGTTTCCTTTTCCCAGATTTATATCAACCGGGCGAATCATTTTAGGGAATTTTTTTATCATAAGCATGTCCAAAAAGTCTATCGGGCCATTGGCTCTTTTGTACATATCGGCCACGCTTGCACTTGCCGGATCAATTCCGTAATTACCTTTATAGTAATCTGATGCATCAAATTTGTACTGATCTACAGCTTTTTGTCCTTCTGGCGTATCCATGACATTAAAGCTGCCCAATATGGTCTTCATTCTATAGGCTGGGTCCGTATATGATTTGTATACTGAACCAAGCCATGAATCAAAAGTTGGAGCAGCCATTTGATCTGGATAGTCATTGTAGCTAAGACTTGTCTTGTTCTTGGTTCTGTCAAAAGACGCAATTTGATTGGTAAGATTTCTTATGTATTCATCATAAGTTTGTGGGACTGCTTGAGCTTTTGTGCCGCCTTCATCGTATACAAGTTTTGTTTCTGGCTTTTGCTCGTAAGCCTGTTTTGAGATAGACAGTTTGTTAGCTAGTTGTTGTTTCCATGCAGCATTCTTAGCTTGTTTTTCTATGTACATTTGGCGAAGAGCATCAAGTTCTTCAGGGGCAAAGTTTTTCTCTGTTATGGGCGCTGTAGAGCCTGTAACGGTATCCAAAAAAGTTCTAGCATTGACAGGAACTACAGCTTTATAAAGCTGATTGAGCATTCCTGCCTGCGGAGCCAGAGCATTTTGGCTGTCAGCCATGTTATTTCTTGCCTTTTGGTGCTGTTTTGGCAGCTTCACGCTTCACCGAATAGGCAATTGCTACGGCCTGCTTGACGGGTTTGCCACTTTTTACTTCAGCAGCAACATTCTTGCGAAATGCCGCGGGGCTTTTGGATTTGACGAGTGGCATTATTTACCCTTCTTTGCAGTCTTGGCAGACTCTTTGAATGCCTTGGCAGTAGGTGCGCCCTCAGTGCCAGGCTTACGCATCTTTTCTTTAGAGCCAGCGGCGATACGTGCCTGTTTAGCGTGAATATTAGCGTAAAGACCAGGTTTTGTAGCCATGATTAGCACTTCCATCGTTTAAGGGCCGCCTTGGCACGTTCGCCATCCTTGGCATTAGCCGCGACTGCACCCATTCTTGCACAAAATGAATCCTTACGGTTTTGATCGGCCTTGGTTTTAGGGTTCGGGGCTGGCGCCTTGAGGTTTGAGCCAGTCGCAGCGTTGTACTTCTCTCTGCCTTTGGCAGTCAAACCAGCGCCCTTGGATATGGGCAGCTTCTCGCCGCGTCCAACAGATAGTGAAACCGTCTTCTTCATTTAAGACCCCATCCATGATGTTGCTGCGCTGCCGGACTGCGCGTTTACACGGCGTTCAGTTTTCGCATTATAGTCACGATGCGCCACAGGAAAGGCAAAAGTTACACAAAGCGCATCCGCAGCGTCCGGCGAGGCCAGCCCTCGAGCCTTCATTTCCTTCTTACTCTCCAGCAAAATGGCACCTGCCGAGTTTGTTTTCCGCATGGGGCCAACCAAGTCGGCTTTTAACTGTCGATCTGCCGAAACACTGGCCGTTTTAAGCCAGTCCTTCATCGCGCCCCACATCTCAGCACGTTTATTCTGCCACATTATGGGGCTTTTCGCCTTCCAACCGAAGTTCACACCCCGAACCTTGTACCGCTGCTCGGTCAACCTGTCAAGTATCCCGTAGCCTAGACCACCCTCGTCGATCACTGTCAACAGGGGCTTGTACTCCTCGATGGCGTCAATAACGTGGCCCACCACGGACATGGTATCCTCACCCTTGTATCGTTTGATCGCAATGATGTCACGCCCTTGGCGAACACAGATCACGGTGCTGTCCATGCCACCACGCGCCGGGTCAACGCCGATAACGATAGGCGCAGTCATGTCTTTATATTTCGGCCGTTTGAACGCATCCTCGACCAGCGTGGGCGATATGAACTGGTCCTCACCCGTGGCCGGGAACTCACCATAGACCTCCACCCGAGCCTCACGCGAGTCGTCCCCATACTCAGCAATGATCTGGTTGTAGACGGCCTGATCGGTTCCCTCTACCGTCCGGGCATCAATCATCTGCCCGTTCCAGAAGTCCCGCTTGCCGTGGAACGTCTCAAAGAAGTACCCGGTGTTACGCCGTGGGTTCGAGAACGCCAGCCAGTACCTGTCCAATATCTTCTCTGTAAAGAACCCCGCCGCCACGCTCCAGATGCCGTCAGGTATGCCACTCGCCTCGTCAAAGATCACCATCATGCCATCATGGTTGTGGACACCCGCATAGGCGTCTGGGTTCTCTTCCGACCACAGCTTACCCTCGGCTGCCCAGTACCGGGTGCCCTTCTTGAGGTCACGCTCCACCAGGTCGGTCAGCCACACGGCCGGACTCAGCTTGGTCGCACTCACCTCCCACCAGTGGGCATTGATCGCCATCGTGGCCCACTTGGTCAACTCACCCCATGTCACCGTGCGAAGCTGGTTCTCGCTGTTAGCCGATACGATGACGGTACTGCCTATCCTGGTACTCAGCATCCACAGTATCAGCCACGCCACCAGTGCCGACTTACCTATCCCCCGGCCAGATGACACGGCTATGCGCAGCGCCTCCATGTCCAGCACACCCTTGTTGGCCTTGATGTGCATTGTGATCTCACGCAGCACCCTGCGCTGCCACTTACGCGGCCCCTTGAAGTTAGCCAGCGGTGTGTTCTCCATGCCCCAGGGAAAAGTGAACAGTACGAAGCTCTCTGGGTCGTCCTTG